TGATAGCTTAGGAAGACCACAACAAGCAAACTTTGTAAATGAAGATGGCTTGTATGATGTCATTCTAGATAGTAGAAAAGCAGAAGCAAAAGTATTTAGAAAGTGGGTGACGGCTGAAATTTTGCCAACTATACGCAAAACAGGTGGTTATATTGCTACAAATAACAACATGTCAGACGATGAAATCATGGCTAAAGCAGTGTTAGTAGCGAAAACAACCATCGAGCAACGCAACAAAAGGATAAAGCAACTAGAGGTTGAAAATAACACGCAAAAGCAACTTATCGCTGAAATGCAGAAAGGAAATGACTATCTAAATAAAATCCTACAAAGCAAAGGCACAGTCACCACAACTCAAATAGCTGCTGACTATGGTTTGTCTGCAAAGGCTTTAAATCTTAAGCTAAAGGAGATGAAAATACAGCATAAAGTTAACGGACAGTGGATTTTATACTCTCCATTCATCGGTAAAGGCTATCTACACAGCAGAACAATCACAATCATGCACAAAGATGGTACGCCTGATACACGCATGACATCTGAATGGACACAAAGGGGTAGAATTTTCCTTTATGACGCTTTAAAAGAGTTAGGCATTATCCCATTAATTGAACAACACTAAAAATGAATATTTATGCAATTTAACATACAAGAGAAGCAAAGTAGAGTAAATAAACTCTACTGCTTCTTAATCAATAATACCAACATTTCAATTGAACGCTTCGAGGAGGTCTTGAGAGAGATTTCAGTATTAACTTCTAAACTTAAAAACGCATGCAGCTCATACAAATAATAGCTAGGAATTGCAATGATAGAGTGCAATCTGAAATAAAATTAGGCAATCAATATTTTGCAAAGCAAACCGAGCCTTTGAAAGACGGAACAATGTGCTTGATTGTACGTGAAAACAACCGCAGTAAGCCGCATAAGATTAACGCTAAGCGGTTTAGTTGGAGAGTTGTGAGTATGTCGCAAGTACAACAGAAATTGGAGGTTAAAAGCGTAAAAACACAGCAAGAAAAGCTATCAAGTAAATTCTCTGTAAATGAGCTTGCACATCAGGTGATAATGCCTATAGTTATTTACAACATTGCGATAGTGTATGTTGAAAAGCTATTAAAAGAATTAGCCGAGAAGCGAATACCCGATACTATAAAGCTTTCACGTACAATGAAAATGCTCATACAAGAGTGGAGAAACATGCTTGATAAGCACCAAGATAAAGGCACCGTAAACTTACTCGATGACGTGTTAGATGCTTTCATGGCTAGCTATTACAACGATGCAATAAAATTCTTTCACTCTGTGAATAACGCTATAAAGAGGGAGAATAGAGATTTTCCATACAAAGATGCTTCAACTTACGCTATAATGGCACTTCAAATCCTCAACTATGCAAATGACTTCTTAAATGGCATTTCAAGCGAAGTTAAAGGAGTTATAAACGGAAAGAAAGAGTATATCACTTCACCGCAAATGGACCAGTTAATGAGCTGTATAAAAGAGTGTGTAGATGCAGGAGCAGGGAATATCAAGATAGAAAAGATATTGCAGGATGAGTGTGTGAAACTCAATATTGGTGTGCTTCATAACTCACTTAAGAAAATTACATTTGAGGACTATTTAAATAATTAATATATTGCTTAAATAAGAAATTTAATGTATCTTTGTAAATATATAATATTAAATAGATTATTGATAAATGTATTAATTAAAAATTACTACTATGCTAGAGTTGAATATTGGTAAAAGTCTAAGTGAGATAATCGATGATGAAGAATTGCGCAAGCGTGTTAGCAAAATGTACCTCGATGGAAAACTAAAGCATTGCATTCTTAACCACTTCACAACGATAAGCAAGCGTTTGTCTTGCGTTAATTCAGGTAGTCAAAAGCTCAAAATATGCTATGGTGTAGAGAGCTTAAAACCAAGCAAAATAGAGCTAGGTTGTGTGAAGCATCTAAACTATGACACTATTTCTATTTGCAGACATCCTGAAAGTGGAGGTATAATGACAGCTAGAGTTGGGCACAAAATGGTTAGCGTTTCAAAGCTCATCGAAAATGAATGTATGACCGAAGAAGAGTTTATACACTATATCTTTGGGTCGTCAGATAAAAACATTTTCAATGGCATAATTGTGTACATGAGAGATGATTTTTTCTACTTCTAGAATAAATACTTAGTAGTAGATATAATAGTTTATATAATATAAGATAAAAATAAATATTATACTAGTAATATATGGCATCGATTAATAAAGCTATAATACTTGGGTATGTTGGCGATGAGCCAAAAATTACCACAACGCCAGCGGGCAAAAAGGTTGCAAATTTAGCCATTGCTACAACTGAAAAAGGTTACACTTCACAAAGTGGTGTCGCCTATCCCGATAAAACAGAGTGGCATAACGTTACAATTTGGCAAAAGCAAGCTGAATTTGCCGAGAAGTTCATAAAAAAAGGAAGTCTAGTCTACGTTGAGGGCAAAATAAAAACCCGCTCATACACCAAAGATAATATCACAAGATATGCTACAGAGATAGAAGCTGAAACACTTCAATTACTTGATAGAAAGGTGGAGAGTAATGCAAGCAATACCAGCGTTGCAAATACTCAAGAGAACAAAGGTGAAGTACCATTTTAAGCTAAAAATAAAATGACACACGAAGAAGACCAAATACAAATAGCTTGTGTGAATTGGTTTAATCTGCAATACCCAAAGCTAGCCTTACTTCTTCATCATTCACCGAATGGAGGAAAGAGGACAAGATTTGAAGCTATTCAGTTTAAAAGAATGGGCACAAGAGCTGGTTTTCCTGACTTAATTTTGTGCTTTCCATCAAAAGACTATCACGCACTATTTGTTGAGCTGAAAACAGAAAAAGGAAGACAGCAGCCATCACAAATAATGATGCAAAGAGCATTAGAGTGGGCAGGCTATAAATATGTGATTTGTAGGTCGTTGGACGATTTTATAAAAGAAGTTCAGAGTTATTTCTGTTAAAAAATATTACAATATAGGAGAAGAGTGCTTTCAAAGTGCTCTTTTCTTATTTTTGCATAATATGTAATATTTACAACATGAAAGACACAAACTTTACAAAGATAATAATACTACCATTAGATGAGATAGAAGTCAATGAGGGACAATTAGAGGGGCTTCCATCCAATCCACGAAGCATAACACGTGAGAAGATGGAATTACTCAAAACTAATATCACAGATTACCCCGAAATGCTCTCTTTGCGTAGTTTGCTTATTTACCCTATAGATGATGGAAAATATATCCTCATCGGTGGAAATATGCGATATAGAGCTTTAAAAGAGTTAGGATACACAGAAGCACCTTGCATAATTATCCCCAAAGAAACGTCAATTGAACAACTCAAAGCTTATACAATTATTGACAACAACGGCTTTGGTAAATGGAGTTGGGATATGCTTGCAAATGAATGGGAGGAACTTCAACTTGTAGAGTGGGGTATTGACTTGCCGATAATTCCAACAGGTGAAGAACCAAACGCAAATGGTGAAATAGGCGATGAGAATAACGATACTATAAAGCTCACTTTCACACTTGCAAAAGAACAAGCAGCGTTTATCAAAGCTCAACTTAAGATTGCTCAATATGGCAATAGCGATACATTTGGCAATACCAACGATAGCGGAAATGCCTTATATTCAATAGTTAAGCAGTGGGCAGAAATAAGTTAGACAATACCTAAAATTCCAAAAACACAATAAAAAGCAATGACTAAATTTAACAAAACGATAACAAAAGAGTGTGCAGATTGGGTTGAAGCACACGGCTTGATAGATTATGGAGGTGCGATGTTAAAAGACTTCTGTAAGCGGTTTTCAATTGACTATAAGACATTCTACCATTGGATGGAGAAGCCCGAGTTCAAGAAAGCTGTAACAGAAGCCAAAGAGACGTTTAAAAAGCGTCTATCACACGACCTTTCAGTGTCGCTTGCAGAGGTGGCAAAAGGCTATTCACGAGAGGAGACAGAGACTGAATATGTTCCAAATCCCAAAGATGCAAGCAAACCTGTAATAAAGAAGTTCAAAAAGAAGACAGTTTATTACCAACCAAATGTAGCAGCTGCTATCTTCTTGCTAACCAACATTGACCCCGACAACTACCAAAATAAACAGCGTACAGATGTCGCAGTTAAGAAGTTAGAGAAGAAAGAGGAGATGAGCAAGGAAGAGATAGATAAAGAGATTGAAAGACTAGATAAATTGATTTCTCAAGAGTAAAACTCATGGCAGGAAAAGGAAAAGACACAACAGAAATTAAGCGAAAATTAATGGAGCTAAAGAAGCAAAGACTAAAGCTTGAAGCACCATTAACCTTTTCGTGCTTTCTTGGCTATTCCAATTCAAAATATGAGCTTAAATGGTTTCACAAAGTCATTGCTGATTATTGTCAAATGCTCTTGGAGGGCAAGATTAAAAACCTTATGGTGTTTGTGCCTCCACAACATGGTAAAAGTGAGATTATTTCACGTAATTTTCCAGCTTGGGCATTGGGTAAGAACCCTAACTTAAAGATAGTAGGTAGCTCTTATTCTGCTGACCTTGCGGAGCAATTCTCAAGAGCAATTCAGCGAACGATTGACACCAAAGAATATCAAGCAATTTTTCCAAATACCTACCTCAACGGCTCGAATGTAAGAACCGATGTAAAAGGCTACTTGAGAAACGTTGATATTTTCGAGATTGTCAATCACAAAGGCTTTTATAAAGCAGTCGGTGTGGGTGGTTCACTCACAGGTACACCTGTCGACATTGCTATTATTGATGACCCCGTGAAAGATGCATCAGAAGCCAATTCAACAACCTATCGTCAGAGAGTGTGGGATTGGTATAACACGGTACTCACAACTCGTTTGCACAACGATTCCAAGCAGTTATTTATCATGACTAGATGGCATGAAGATGATTTAGCAGGTAGAATTTTAAAAGCAGAACCGCAAGAGTGGACGGTGCTTTCTATTCCTGCTATATGCGAAGAAGACCACGATGGAGAAATTAACTCTCCTAGAAAGGTTGGAGAGGCTCTGTGGGAAGAAAGGCACTCTTTAGCAAAGCTTACAAAGCAAAAAGGACGTGCACCTCGTGAGTTCTCTGCTCTTTACCAGCAACACCCAACGATAGTAGGTGGTAACATCGTCAAGAGCAATTGGTTTGCGAGAATTTCAATGAATGAGTTTATACGCTTGCATCATTCAGAACCTGTAATATTCTTCATGGACACAGCTTATACCGAGAAGAGTAACAATGACCCTACAGGCATCATTGCAACGTGTAAGATTGGAAATGATTTGTATATCATTCATGGAGAAAAGGTGAGAAAGGAATTCCCCGACTTGATTAGATTCATTCCAAATTATGTGAAATCACATGGCTATACTGCAAAAAGCACCATAAGAATAGAACCAAAGGCTAATGGTTTATCGGTAATTCAGCAACTCAAAGAAACAACAGGTTTAAATGTGACCAAAACACCGACACCAAAGGAGAGCAAAGAAACACGCCTTAATACAGCTTCACCAGCGGTTGAATGTGGAAGAGTTGTATTGGTTGATGGAGCGTGGAACACAGACTTTATAGACGAGGTTTGCGGGTTTCCATCAAAACCCCACGATGAGTACGTGGATATTCTTTGCTATGCTATTGATTATCACCTTAATAGCACGCACAAACCGATAGATTTAGAACGATTATCAAATATTGCATTTTAAAATAAATTATACACTATGACTTTTGAAGAAATAATCAATAACGCATCATCACCAAGTGAGATTGTAGTTGCTTTGCAAGAGAAAAACATAAACCTACCTCAATGGCATGGTAAAGATGGCTTAAGGACTGAATATGAGCCTAAAGAGCATCCTGTAATGAATAAGGCTATTTATCCTGACATTGTGAAAGATGGAGATGTAGAAAGAGTAACTCGAGTAACGTTTGACTTGCAACGTTTAGCAGTTAAGCGTATGACAGAGCTTTGTTGTGGAATACCTGTAAAGCGTATTTACAAGCCTGAAAACGACAAGCAAAAAGAAGTAGCAGCACTTCTTGAAGCTATCTATCAACGCAACAGAATAGACAGCGTTAATATTGAGCGGTTAAATATGCTTTTTGCTAGCTGTGAAGTCGCAACGCTGTGGTATGCAACCGACACACCAAATAACCATTATGGACGTCACAGCGAGCTTAAATTACGTTGTCGAAACTTCACACCTATGAATGATGATGTTCTATTTCCTTTATTCGATGAATATGGAGATATGATTGCAATGTCAGTGGCTTATAAGCGCAAGGTTGGAAAGAAAACAGTAGATTTCTTTGATACTTACAGTGAAAAACGACACATGAAGTTCTCTAATGCAAACGGAGAGTGGGAGATTATCGAAGATGAAGAGATTACTTTGCTAAAGATACCAGCTGTGTATATGTATCGTTCAACGCCAATTTGGGAGGACACCTCAAAGATTGTGTATGAAATGGAATGGGCACTCTCACGCAATGGTAATTACTTGCGCAAGAATAGTAAGCCTTTGTTTGTAGTATCGGCTGATGATGATGTGTCGTTTGGCGGGGAAAAAAGTAGCATTAAAGAGTTTAGAGCAGTGTTGCATTTGCCAAAAGAAGCAACTGCAAGCTATGTTACATGGACGCAAGCAGTTGATAACTTGAAGTTCTATATCAACGAGCTAAGAGCAATGTTTTTCACGCAGTTACAACTACCCGATTGGAGCTATGAGAAGATGTCACAGCAAGCATTATCAGGTGAAAGTCGTAAGCAATTGTTCATTGATGCACAAATGAAAGTTAAAGACGAAAGTGGAAGAGTTTTAGAGTTCTTAGACCGAGAAACAAGCGTACTCAAAGCCTTTGCAAAGATTATTCTTGGTGAAGCCTATGCACAAGACATTGATGCTTTAAAAGTGGAAAACAAAATTACTCCATTCTCTATTTCAGATAACCTAGAGAATGTGAACATGCTACTTGCTGCTAATGGTGGTAAAGCTATCATGTCACAACGAGAGAGTATAGAGAACTTCGGCTATTCAGATGATGTAGACAGAACCTTTAAGGAGATAACAGAAGAGCAAGAGATAGATAGCTTTTCACTTGCTCAATAACGATGAACTAACACCAAGATAAAAGACAATGCCCAAACCCAAAGACAAACACGATGAACAGCATTTGAAGAATGTGCAGCTGTATCTCAAAAGAATTCAAGAACTTTATAAGATTGCATCCGATGAAGCAAGTAAAATCGGTTGCTCGATTAATGGTGTGGATAGCTCAAAGCCTTTCAATTTTGAGGATTATCCACAAACCAAAAAGAAGATGGATGCACTTCTATCTAAGTTCAAAAAGTCTCTTGAAGTCTCTATCGTGAATGGAATTGACGCTGAATGGGCATTGTCTAATAGCAAAAATGATGAGATAGTAAATAAGGCTTTTGGAAGCAAGAAAGACAAGCTTACAGATGAGCAAAAGAAACGCTATTTCAATAACAATGAGGACGCAAAAGACGCCTTTATTGAGCGCAAACGCAATGGTTTAAGCCTTTCTGATAGTGTATGGGATTTCACCAAACGCTTTAAGAGTGAAATAGAAATGGGTTTGGATTTAGGCATACGTAGTGGTAAGTCTGCTGACCAAATGAGTCGTTCATTGAGAGACTATTTACAAAACACTAATAAGCTCTTTAGACGTTATAAAGATGAACACGGCATTTTGCAACTTTCAAAAGCTGCTAAAGCCTTTCATCCTGGACAAGGTGTTTATCGTTCATCATATATGAATGCACGAAGATTGGCAGCGACAGAAACAAACATTGCCTATCGCACTGCAGACCATTTGCGTTGGAAAGAAATGGACTTTGTTGTTGGCATTGAAATTCACTTATCAAATAACCATACTTGCAAAGGTAGGGACGGCAAACCACATGATTTTCATGACATTTGCGATGAATTGCAAGGCAAATATCCAAAGGATTTCAAGTTTACAGGCTGGCATCCTCACTGCAGGTGCTTTGCTACCACGATTTTAAAAACACCCGATGAGCTAAAGAGTGGAAAGCCAAGCAAGAGCGAGGTAAAAGAATTGCCAAGCAAGTTTAAAGAGTGGTACGAGAACAACAAAGAGCGCATCGACAGGGCAAAGTCATTGCCTTACTTCATTAAAGAGAATTTCAAAGATGGCGAGTTTATAGGGCAAAAGCCACTCACAACTCTTGAAAAAGCTAAGATAAGGCAAGATGCACGCACAAAAGAGCAGATAGCAGACATTCAAAGAAGATGGGACGAGAGAAAGAAAAATCAACTTATAAGAGTAGCAGCTAGCAATGTTCTTAACGTTGCTAAGGATTATAGTGAGGTAGATTATTCTAAATTAGAAGCAGTAATAGGAAGTGGAGATATAAAGAAAATATCAACCCTTACAAGAGAAGTTGCAAAGGCTGTTTCTGACATGAAGAAGCAAGAAAAAGCTCTTTCTACAATTATTCCAAATGTTCACGAGTGGCATAAGAAATTTACAATTGATGAACTCAAAAATGTATATAGTGCCGTTGAAAAGAAGCTTGCAAATTGGGATGGCTTGACATTATCAGAGCAGGCAAAGAAGTTGAAGTTTGAAGCGGAAGAGTACTTTGGCACAGACAAGTATGGCGCACAAACAAAATATAAGACTTGGGGCGTTGCGCAAGACGCTTACAAGATGCACCTTTACAAGGTACAGTACAAGATTGATAAGCAGACAATCGAAGCAAGCGTTAGTCATTCATTTTCTTTTGCTCAAAAGACCAAGAGTGCAAAGGTTAAGCAACTTGTATCTGAACTTCAATCCCTACTTGGAAACAAAGCAACGATTGCAGAACTTCAAAGCAAGGCTGATGCACTAAATAATGAGGTATCAAAGCTGGAAGCCGCTAAACTTGCCCGAGACTTGAAGAAGTTAAGCAAACTGGGCAATGGGTTTAGTCCAGATGCCTATACACAAGAACGCAAGGATAAAGCAGTGTGGGATAAAGGAAACGGAAAGGTTGCAGATGAGACCCTTATTGATGTTGCGGCAAAGAGTTGGATTGCTTCAACAGAAGATGAAAAGGATAGGGTCTACGAATACACCAGTCACTATTGCAATGTGAACGAGCCTTTGCAAGGTCGCAAATATCTAAACCATCAGACAAAGGCTGATTTCGAGCATAGAGTAAACAATATTACTTCTTACATCAGTAAGAATATCTTGCCCAAAGATATGTGGTTTATGCGAGGTGATGATGGTCTTGGGGTGATTGCTTCACGAATAAGGTTTGCAGGGGGCAAAATGCCTAATGATTTACAAGACTTGGTGGGTATGACTATGCAAGAGGGAGGTTTTATGTCCACAGGTAGCCGTAAGGGCAAGGGGTTCAGTAATAAGTCTGTTATTATCAATGTGTATGCGCCTAAGGGTACGCAAGCCGCCTATATTGAGCCTATCAGTGAATTCGGCAATGGTGCGGGTAGAAAATGGGACGGAAAGCAGAGGTTTAGTACATTTAGCTATGAACACGAAACATTGTTTCAGCGAGGTACACTAATGCGAATAACAAAAGTGTACCAAGTTGGTACACAGACGTTTATTGATTGTGAGGTGATAGGGCAAGAGATTAAACCATTGTCCTACGTTCCAGATAGTAATATAGGCTATTGACCAGGTATTTTATCTTCTGGATAATGTTCATTAGCAATGAATAAGTATTCATCCATCAACTTGTAGAAATCATTGATGCTATCCTTTATTGAATAGGCTGTTTTCCCCCAAGAAGTAAACATTACCATGAGCAGATTAAATGGAATGCCTGGATAGGGTTTTCCGTTTAATCGTTTATAGTATTCACTTTCCCCAATGAATTGACCTTGTGAAGACACATACACACGCTCCATATCCCAAAACCAATCCATAGTAGCATCGTTGAAAGGGCTTTCTTCTTGACCATGATAATAGCGACATTGTTTTATAAGTTCTTGCTTCTTATTCATACTTTTGTTTGAATTGAGTTACTACTTCTTGTATTTCTTTTGGGAGATAGCCCCACGCTTTGTCTTGTATATTTTGAGGTATGCCGTAATAAGCTTCTGCAATACTACCAGCAATGGCAGCTATTGTGTCACTGTCACCACCTATTGACACTGCTAGGCGAACAGCACTCTCAAAGTCTGTACTTTCGAGAAAACACACGATGGCTTGTGGCACTGTTATTTG